CCTGGTGGTTTCTCCCACAGCTACTCAAACTTCGCTGCACGTTACTGTGACGCTCGACCTGGGCAATACGGTGGGCTTGAAGACAGTGGCTCATCAAATATTCAAGAACTCAAAGCACGTTGTTCGTTCTTTGTTCATGAAGTTCCATACAGTGAATCACACTCAAGCCTACCAAGCACTCGAGTCCAGGTAGATTATCTGACCAACACTGAGTTGAATCGAGCAGAGAGGTTCGATGATGATCAGACGTTTACTCAAGCAGTACGTCAGATAAACCGTGAGGCAGGGAAAACCCATGAAGGTAAAGAGCGTGTCGTTGAGGTTCGTCTCGCAGAGGCATGTAGCCGTAAACGTAAGTACGTAATTGAAGAGGCTATTGAAGGTCTAAAGGGTGGGGGTAAGGTGGTGATCTTCACCGCTCGCAGGCGTGAGACGGAACTGTGGGCGCATCAGTTGCGGAATCAGTTGTCGAAAGGTGACGAGGCGCAGAAGGATGTGCCTGTGTGGATGGCTCATGGCGGTGTAGCTGAGTCGGAACGTGACGAGATGATTGATGCGTTTAGGAATAGCGACAAAGCCTGTTGCTTGGTGGCCACGGGTCAGAGTGTGGGTACTGGTGTAGATGGCATGCAGACCGCCAACCTGGCTATCTTTGCGATGTTGCCGTGGAAACCTGGAGACTTCCTACAATGGAAGGGTCGGTTCGACCGGCTGGGTGGAAGTCCGACACTCTTGAAAGTTGTAGTGGCTCAAGGAACGTATGACGAACGGGTCGTACAAATACTTGTTGATAAGTTTGGCCCGATAGAAACGTTTTTGAAAGCAGATGAACTTGATGGATTGGGTGAGAAGCTTTTGGGTATGGAAGACGAAGATGCACTTGTGAGCAGCATTATCAGTAAGTTGGAGGTAGCGTAATGGACCTTAGCGATGAGAGGCTTCACCGCCGACGTATTCCGTGGAAGCGTTTGGAAGATGACGGGTATAGCGTAAGAGAAATCATGTTGGCTGCACAAAAGCAGCAGATGTGGCGGCTGGCTCGTCGTGCGTATGAGCGGCTTATAAATCAGAGAGGTCAGCAGGATGCGTAAGATTCTTATTGATGCGGGTAGATCATCCCGTGGCTGGTCACGTATTGGAACCTTCTCTCGGTGTCCGCAGTTGTTTGCCTACGGCCAACGTCTCAACTTAGAGATGATTCCGGCTCACGCTCTGACTCGCGGTAGCATGGGCCACGTCATCCAGGCGCATCAGCACGCAATTTGGGGAGCAGCATCCGAAGAGGGAGTTTGGGTCGACGAAACATGGCACGATGACCCCACTGTGTTCCTCGATCCTGAAGAAGCCGTACAAGTATGGTGCGACACCAATGGTGGGCATGAGCACCTTGAACGAATGCTTGAGACTTTCGAACGGTACATGGCTCAACATCCTGAGCCTCCTGGCAATGTAATAAAGGTAGAGTACCCTGTGACTGCGGTTCTTGGAGAAAAGAACAATCAATGGGGTCTTTGGGTTGTTGCTTTAGATGATTCTAATTTCGATCGTCGTGCAGCTAAGGTCAAAGCATGGGACGGTGGAGTCATTAAGCCTACCCCACTAAACTGTCCTGGTCATCCAGATTCAGGTTCTGCTTTGGTTCTTACTCGAAGACTCGACATGGTTACGAAAGAACGCGGCGGTCGAACGTTTATCTGGGATCACAAACATCAGGCACGAGTTCAGGCGAACAAAAGCGTTGATGGCTACGCAATCGATGGTGGCTTTGCTGCTTTTCGTATCATGGGTAAGCAGATGTACGGGTCAAACTTCGGAGGTCTGGGTCTCAATTTGATTCAGACACAATCACCTTGGCGTATTGCAAGGCCCATGGTTCCCGCTACACCCCATAGAGACGCGCACTTTGCCCACATGATTTGGAGAGAGGAACACAGACTGGCTCGCCTTGAGGTAGACTCCCCATCGTTTTGGGACTGGCCAAAAGTTCAACATGAAACTTCATGTGTGGGTAGGTATGGTGCTTGCCCTGGTATTAAGTTTTGTTTCTACGGCGATGCAGCCAAAGTCATTTAGGAGAGATTATGACTAAAATAGAAAACGAAAACCCAACTGTAATGATTACTGTTTACGGTAAGCCAAAGCAGAAGAAAACGAGTGATGCGTTGGCAGCATTTCCAAGAGCATTGTTTTTGGGTGTACCATCAGCGATTACACTGGTTGCTCAAAATGAGTTGGGCTTTACACCATCGGTTCACGCAGAGTCGCCAAAGAATCTGACTGAGTTGGTGAGCATGCTCAAAAGCTTTACTGAGTTAGACCAGAGTGAATACGATGCGTTGGTCATCGACGATACCAGCCATCTATGTCAGCGCTCAATGGTTGAGTGGCAAGAAAGTGCGCCCATGGGACGGAGCGGCAAGAAGGATAAGTTCTATCCATATCAACAACTGAGCCAACATCTACTCGAGATCGCGCACACATCACGGTATTTGAATGTTCATTTGCTTATGAACTTCCACGAACGCACTCCTGGTACAAATGCCGAGGGAAGATTCTGTCCTGGTGGTCCTGATGTACCGTCACGAAACCAAGTTGAGACGTTACCATCATGGTGTGACATCAACGTACGTGCAATGATTGATCCAACTTATCCTGACCCCTGGTTTCCAGGCATTTACTATTGCGATCCAACCAACCCTGAATGGGTGACGGGCGATCGAACTGGTACATGTTCTGCAAAAACGCCAGGTAACCTACGTGAAATATTACGTGCAAGCGAAAGCAATTATCATCTGAGTCGATTGAATGGACTTGAATGGCAAGATGAGGTTGCAGAATCTATCGCAACAGATATTATTGATGGTGCTGCTGTTCAGGATGCTATCCAGTCAGCAGTGTCAGGTCGGACTGACAATCGGTTGCATCTTCGTTGGGCTTGCCAAGATGGTATTGCGCGTGGCGTTCTGAGGCAGCAGAGTAACCAGTCTTTATTTGACTTCTCGGACAATGAACAGAATCAAAGTTCTGCTCCGAGTCTTCCACCACCTCCACCAACAAAGTAATAAGGAGTCTACATGACAATCAAAGTATCAGGCAATGCGTTTCAAGGTATCAGTGCTCTTGGGTCTTCAGTACCCGAAGCAGGTTTCTACGAGGTAAGTATCGTAGGTCTTGAGCGTGGCCCTAACGACAAAATGACTACACGTCGTGTGTATGTTCAATTCGAAAACGGGTTCAAGATGTTCTCGTTTATTAGTGTTCCCTTCGACGAAAACGGAAACATTCTCTCTGATCTGAGTGAGAAGCAAGTCCGTGGACGTATGGCAGTCTTGCGCTCTATTCTTGAGTCGCTTGGTTACAGTGCTGCTGATATCGAAGGTGCCTCAGAGATCAACACAAACTGGTTCTTGACGAGTCAAAACCAAGGCCGCAAGGCTTACATCGAGTTTGTCCCTGGTCAAAAGGGTGTTCAAGGATCATACAACGAAATCGGAAAGTGGCTTAACAAGCAACAATTCGAAGCGTTGAAGAACTCTGAGAAGAGCGAAACTGTAAGCAGCGCACCCGCTGTATCTAACGGTGCTCCTGTACCACCGGCTGGAGTTTCTTTGCCTCCACCCGCAAGTGCCGCACAAGGCATTGTTAGCTGAACATAAACCGGGGTTTCACCTGTGACCCAAAGGCCGAGCAGGAAGGCATGTCGGTGGTTGATTAGATGCCTTAGTTTTTATGAACAAGAATCCAAAACAATGCGGTGCTCGCTGTGATGAATGTCCTCTTGGACCAAACGGCGCACTACAAAAAGACGAGTGGCGTCCAGTAACTGGAGAGTTTCACACAGGAGCAAAGATACTTGCGCTGGGTGAGGCTCCACGAGCCGAAGATATAAATGGTGGTCGACCACTCATGGGCAGTGCTGCTTCTGAGTGGGCTAGATTTTTAGCTGCTGCCGGTATGAACCGAGCACATGTGGATCTGGACAATGTGATTGCATGCAAACCTCCAGGCAAAGAGGGTGGTGCATGGAACCGAATGGAGAAGTCGCTTGATCGGCTCAACAAGAAACGTGTCGCTCAAGGAAAAGAACCGCTACCTCACCCGGCTGAATGCTGTAAGCCTCGTTTAGAATCTGTACTGGGCAAGTACAAACACTTCATTGCTTTTGGCAAGAATGCAACACGGGCACTATCGAATCAGTCGGCAAGTATACATGCCATGCGTGGTGGCCCGATGTACATCGACGACAACTGGGAGTGGTCTCTGGAGCCGACGGACAAAAAAATGTTGGCTACATTCTCACCGCACTATGTGACGAGAGCCCCAAACTGGCGACCCGTCATTGAAGCTGACATCTCAAAAGCGAAACGATGGTTCGACAACACACTTCGTTGGACGGAGCCCGACTCTGAGATGAATCCTACACCCGAGGAACTTGAAGCATTCCTCGCACAACCTTCACCTTTTTGGGCGTACGATGTTGAAACGGACGGCATCGAACCATTGGAGTGCAACCTCCGCACGATTGCAATTGCCATCCCCGACCTGGACGCCGAGGGCAAAGCTGCACGCTCCACTCCCCATCAGATTTCAAAAGCCATCGGTGTTGGTATCCTCTCTACTGATGGTGTCACCCGCATCTACCCACCAGAACAAGAACGTCGTATCCGTGAGATCTTGTGCAGAGCATTCACAGATGGTCGAGTGTGGGTGGGTCACAACGCAGGCTACTATGACCGCATGGTGGTAGAGGCTCAGTTTGGCGTGACTCCAGAACCACTTGTCGACACTTTGTTTCACGCACGATTTAGATCTCCTGACTTACCCAAGGGTCTCAAAACAATTGGTTCCGTTCTGACTGATGTAGAACGATGGGAAACTACAGAGAAGGGAACAAAGATATCAACGGGTAGTCAAGACGACACAGAACTATTGAAGTACAACATCATTGATACTGTGGTGAACGCAAGAATTACTGTGCCTTTGATTGATGCATCAGTTCAGATGGGTGCTTTCAGAGACCTGGATCAGCAGTTCAAACCAAACCACTGGCCTGAAACCAGACCGTGGAACTTGAATGAAGTTGATCACGCAACACAAGAGATGTGTGTTGGTATGCACAAGTCAGGTGTTTGGATTGACCAGGAACTTAGGAGTTCGTTGGAATGCGAATACGAAATATCTGTAGGCAAAAGACAACGAAAACTCAAAGAGTATGTCAGTTCAGATTTTAATCCTGGGAGCGTCGATCAGATTCGCAAACTTCTTTACGAAGATTGGAGTCTTGGGATTCCTGCTTCGATGAATGCGAATGATTTTTATACGGAGACAGGTGCTCCAGGTACAGGTGACGCAGTAATTCGCGGGCACCTTGCATCGGGTCAACTGAACAAGTATCAAGAATCATTTTTAAAAGACCTCAGATTATATAGAAGAGAGAAGAATAAAATTTTAGGTACGGTGCTCGTCCCACTACGTAGAAGAAGCCAAGACCCAAAGAAGGGTTTAGTACACGGAGATGGTCGAGTGAGATCCACTTGGAACGCTCACGTAACGAGTGTAGGTAGGCTATCTAGTTCAGGACCAAACCTCCAGAACATCGGCAACAGAAAAGGTCAGGGTAGGTTGAAGTCTATTTTTGCGGCACCTCCTGGTCGAATACTCGTGGGTGCTGACTTAGATCAAGCACACCTAAGAATCACAGCTTGTTACTGGAAGATCCCACGTTTGTTGGAATGCTTTGATACGGGTAAAGACCCTCACAACCTGTTGGCTTACGACGTTTTTGGAAAGGATTTTAAGAACGCAAGTGGTTGGGGTCCAGATGGATTTAGTCTGAGTCGCAAGCCTGGTGGTGGTGAAGCTAAAGCTATGCGAGATGTGATGAAGACTTTTCGATATGCATCTATCTACTGGGCTGATCCGATGACTGTATGGCAAGTGTTGACAAGCACAGAGACTGATGACGGCAAAATGCCTTACCTAAAGTTCGAACCAAGAGAAGTTCGCCACTTCCACAACAAGTGGTTGAAAGCTGAACCGGAATGGATGGATGCGTGGAATGACATGTTGGCCTTGTATAAACGAGACAAGTTTATGGAAGAGCCTATCTTCGGTCGGAGGTCTGGTCCTCTGTCAGACGGAAAGAAAAACGAAGTAGTAAACTTTCCTATTCTTGCCGCAGAATCTTCAATCATGCGATTGGCTGAGCAAGCTGTGATCGGTGCATTTCCATTTGACTATGCTGGTAAAGGCACAGGTATGATCCATCAATGCCACGATTCTATCGCTGTAGAGATACCTTTACCCGATGGTTTACCGCCAGATTGGAAACCAACAAAGGGTGAATCGCTACCAAAGAAACTTGAAGAGGCAAGACAAGTGATTGAGGAAGCAATGACGGTGACTGTCCCTGGTTGGGATGTTAAGATGACCTCTGAGGCTGAAGTCGGACGCAGTCTCAAGGATGTATAGGAGAGAAAATGCAAACGTCTAAGTGGTTCTTGGCGCACTCAAAACAAGATGCGCCAGAGGATATCGAACAGTGGTGTGCACAGATTGGGAGATCACTTGTTCAAAGTGGTTGGCGTACGAAAGTTATTTCTGGAAGAGACGATTATGAAACCCGAGCAGC